AAATGATGTGCCGCACCTAAACCATAAAGCATCAACTGCTCATTCTTCTGTGCAGAAACTTTGACGCCTTGACCATATTTCAGGTCAATAACTTTACATACTCCATCGTATACTGTGACGTAATCAGCAGTACCAAAGCCGCCTTCAGCCCACTCAGAATAATCAACTTTCAGCTCAACGTGCTTTTCACCTTCTTGCACATTGCAGTAGTCAACGTAGGTGGCAACGTGTAGCGCCATCTCGCTATCAACTATGAAGCCTTCGACTTCAACGCCTATATATTCTTCGGGTGGTTTCTGCGACAGCAAGCACATCTCAGCCAGTGCGTGTGCGGCAGTGCCTTCTGCGGCATAAAAAGATTCTTCATCTGGGAAGGTAGCCTCTAGCTGTACAGAGGCAGGACAGGTCATCCAACGGTGCGCTTTTGATGCGCCTAGCAGACTATGTTTCATCGTTCACTCCAACACTTTAGTTTTATTTTCAACTTTCGGTTGACAGATTAGTTGATGATATTTATATTGTCAACCGAAAGTTGAAAATATATCTAAAGGTAGAAATAAATGGAAAATAAAAGAGACATAGACACGGTGCGTGACGCACTTGATCGCGTTGTTTTAGCAACAAGGTCAGGAAGTCTTACTGGTTTAGCTAGAAGGGTAGGCGTGTCAAAGCAAGCGATTTCAAAATGGCGAAAGACGGGAATTGTCCCAACTTACCGGGCATTACAAATGTGCTGGGAGTCGAACGGTGCTGTTACATGGATGCAACTTTGTCCTCACATTGTTCGTCAATTTAATGATGAAAAGGCAAACAAATGAAAAATATTGCGTTGAGATTTTTCTACTCGACTGTTGAGTGGACATTTATACAGCTAGGTAAAGCTGTCGCTTTTGTTGCAGACAAACTTGAGAACGTCGAAGTTTGGGCAACAGCAAATAAAGCTAAGTTGCTATAAAAAATGCCCCCAAAAAGGGGGCTAAATAGTGGAGTTGATATTAAGAAGTGAGGGCTTCTATTATGACATTTTTAAAAGAACACGGACATGATCTAGTAGCCAAGGGCTATGAGATTGTTCCAATAAAGAAAGGGAAAAAGTTTCCAACACTGAGCGGGTGGCAAGATATCCGTGCGACCGATGAGGACGTCGATAGATGGCTTGCTAACGGTCACGCTGAGGGTGGCATTGGCATATTGTGCCGCCAGACTGTTGCTGTCGACATCGACTGTCTCGATAAGGCTATGAACCACAGGCTGTTACATTGGCTTGATGAGAACGTAGGCAAGTCAGCTATAAGGGTAGGGCAGAAGCCAAAATGTATTCTACCTTTTAGGGTTGAGGGTCAGTTCAGTAAAATAAGAAGTGCAGAATTCCAAGACGCGGGTGGTTCCAAGCACGCAGTTGAGGTGTTGGCCGATGGTCAGCAGTTCGTTGCGTTTGGCATCCACCCAGCGACCAACCAACCGTACCGATGGGTACGCGGTCAGAGCATCGTTGATATACCTCAACACAAGCTACCTGTCATATCCAAGGAACAGGCTGAGAAGTTCGTAGCCTATTTCGAGGACATGGCCAATGAGCATGACGGTTGGGAGCTTGTGAGGGCTGGAGTTAAGCCCGCACAGGTTGATGAGAACGACCTGTCTATGTTTAAGCAAAAGATAGACATATCCAAGCCAGAAGTGCAGATCATGTTAGATAAGATCGACCCGGACTGTCATCACGACGACTGGGTGAAGGTCGGCATGGCACTTCATCACCAGTACGCCGGCGAGGATGAGGGTTGGATGCTCTGGGATGAGTGGTCGCAGACAGGCGGTAAGTATATAGAGGGTGAGTGTGAGCGTCGCTATCACACGTTCGACACTAGAGGTCGCGCACCAATCACCCTCGCCACCGTTAAGGCTATGCAGACTGAGGCTGTGTCTGAAGAGGTCAAAGAAGAGAAGTTACCTAAGATGCTCAAGGAGTGGGCATTTGTTCAGGTAGAGGGATCTGCCCGTGTGATCCGTGAGGCTGTGAATAAGAACCAGATAGTCCTATATAAGCTTGAGGACTTGAAGAAGGAACACATGAACTGTCGTGTCCTGTCTGGCGATGAGAAGCCTAAGCTTATAAACCTTGTAGATATGTGGCTTGAGCATCCAGAGCGTAGAACCTATGCGGCTGGTCTGACCTTTGCACCTGATATGGAGGTGCTTGATCGCTATAACCTCTGGAGAGGCTGGTCGGTGGAAGGCTGTGAGGGTGATGCTCAACCGTGGATAGATTTTGTCACTGACGTTATCGCTGACGGCAACCAGACACACGCAAACTACATCATCGCGTGGGCGGCACAGATCATTCAGAAGCCAATGACTAAGGTCGGTGTTGGTTTAGTGCTTAGAGGCCGTAAGGGTACAGGTAAGACAAAGTTCGGTGAGATACTAGGTCACCTGTTCAAGCCACACCATCAGATTGTGTCACGCGCAGAACACATCACAGGTAACTTTAACCGTCACCTTGAAGACACGTTACTGCTACAAGCAGATGAGGCGTACTGGGCTGGGGCAAAAGCCTCTGAGGGCGCACTCAAAGACCTTCTAACGAACCCTGAGATCACAATCGAGCGTAAGGGTGTCGACGCATACACCTCACCAAACTACACCAGAGTGTTGTTCACATCGAATGAGGATTATGTAGTTCCTGCGTCCTTAGACGAGCGGCGCTTTGCGGTGTTCGACGTGTCGACCTGTCATCAACAGGACAGCCGATACTTCGCCGCACTAGATAACTGGTATCACTCTGGGGGTGCGTCAGCGTTGATTCACTACCTAAGAAACTTCGACCTGAGCAACATTAACCTTCGCCTTGTGCCACAGACTGACGCTCTTACAGAGCAGAAGCTTGAGGCTATGGACACTATCAACGCATGGCTATTCAACTGTCTTATGAACGGTGAGATGCGTGAGAACCGGGTAGCTGGCAACGTCATACAGTTTGGAGAGGACGCCGCCAAGGCTGAGATATACGACATCTATGTCAGTAGCCTGAAGAACAACAAGTTCGATGTGCCTGTTAAGGAGAACGTGTTCTGGCGTCGCATGAAGAACTTTGAAGGCTTTGCGGTTGATGCTGGCCAGAAGGGCGCACAGCGCATACGCATGGTTAAGGTCAACACCATTGAGGCTTCGCGGTGGATATTCGAGGTGACTAACAATCTTAAAAACATCCAATGGGCAACGATGGACACAGGTGCTGAGTCTGACGTCTTTGACCCTGATAACTGGGAGAAATAAACATGGGAAAAGGAAGTAAACAGCGGCCAACAAACTATGACGCATTCTCGGCCAACTTCGACGCCATCTTCGGCAGTAAAAAAGAACACACCTACTATTATGAGTGTAGTAACTGCGGCAAGCTCACAAGGGATGAGGTTACGAAGTATGAGGTTATAGATAGAGAGCCATATGGCGACCGCACAGTTGACCGTGTGAGCTATGAGGTCACCTGTGACAAGTGCGGCAGTGATGATGTAGAAGAACTATAAGCTCCCCTAACGGCTGAACCCCCTCAATCAGCCAGCTTTACCCCCGCTTCGGCGGGGTTTTTTTTAACTATATAATCAACTAATAGTTGACAATACAACAGAAAAGACTATAATAGATCACATAAACAAAACACACAAACGAGGAAACACTATGACAGACTTTAACTACAGACAGTATCCAACTGAGACTCTTGAAAACGCAATCCAGCGATGTGAAGACGACATCAGAGAAATCCAAAACAAAGTGAAGCGTTACAACAAGCGACTGGCACTCAACGGCGGCAGGGGCTACTCAAATATCAAAAAGGATCATTGGAAAGACCATATTAGATGTGCGCCTCGTTTTATTGCACGGCTTGAAGAAGAAATTTCAGGTTGTAAGGCAGTAGTAGAGGACAGAGCAAGCAGAAACTCTTATATCTGATCAAATAAACCAACCGCCCCCGAAAGGGGGCATCACAAGCGAGGTGTAATATGAAACGCTCTGAAATGCAAAGACAGCTAGTTGATCTAGCTCATAACCTTGACACGAAGATTACGGCTTTACAGTCAAACGATGACCACAGTGTGAGTAAGCAAGTGGTTATAGATGAACTGGCTGATATGGCTATCCTACTTCGTAACACGATGGCTCACCTCGACGACATAGAGCTTGATGAGCCATTATAATAGCAACGGTAATAGCCCCGCTTCGGCGGGGTTTTTTATGCCCGGTGATTATGCGCCTTATAACCTAATAGCATTAGAAGGACACAACTTATAACCTTATAATGCACCCCTCGATTGACCCCCTCACAACCTTATAACTTTTGCGGAGAATAGA